GTAAGAGAAATTTATACTAAGTGCTAGTCTTCTAGCGAGTTAATATATTTTATAGTTTCAAAATTGGCTATACCTTTCAGTTCTTCACCATATTGATTCGTAATGTTATCAAAACGGCCAGACTTTTCAGAGACAAATCTTACGTACTCTTTTAATGCATCTGGTTTTACACTTAACCCCACTTTGTCGATTTTCATAATAAAATCGATTAATTGTTTAAACATAGGATGATATTTACAATTTTCCAAAATTCCGATTGCTCTAATTGCAAAGTATTCATTCTTCTCCAATGAAACATCCTTCAATTCTACAAATCTTTCCATAAATACAAGCCTTAATAAAGCTCGTGAAACAGGATAGATACCTCCTATAATACCATTATCTAATCGATATTCTGTATTATAAGTTTTCTGTAAGTAATTAACAGTAGATTTAGAAATCATTGTTTTGTCTTTACTTACGTCCAGACCATACTTTTCAAAATGTTCAAGTAATTTGTCTGGTTCACTAGTTACGTATACTCCATCATCTCCTTGTATTTGCATATAATCTTCATAAATTAAACCTGAAGAAACTGCTACTAAGTATTGAGCGATTGAATCTATCTCATTTGTGAAAGCAGAGCCAGAAGGTACTCCGTGTGGACCGGTAAGTAAGCCTTTTGGTGTAAGTAGTGGTATATGACCGAAAGTATGAGCTAAACGCTCAATATCGTCAGAATATTGCCCCTGATACAAATTAGAAATATATCTAAATGCAGCCTTTTGTAAATCAATTCCTACTGAAGCATCGTAGCTTGAGAAATCAATTGAGACGATGTATAAATCGTTCGCTTTTGCGAAATCGATAATTTCAGTGATTGCTTTGTCGGTCTCTGTAGTACCAACGATAGCTTTTCGCCATTCAGCATTTTGCTGTTGATATTTTAGAACTGGTAAATAATATTTTTGTTCATCAATCATGTTTACAGTTGGGTATCCCCATACTAATCGTGTTTTGTTACCTTCTTGGGTACGAGTGTATAACATACATGCTAGATCTAAATTTATCCATTCGTCAAAATTTTCAACATTGATGTATTTGTTTTCTCTTTTCTTACCAAGAGTGGGTAATCCCGCTGCTGTAGAGCCTCTTAACTTCTGTACTGCATGTTCCATGTTTACAGGTCTTAAATCACTATTTGTTAAGTCAGCTAAGCTATTTAATTGTTCAATGAGATTAGTTGGTAATTCGAACTGTTTAAAATGTTCTAAAATACCATCCCATCGTTGATCTAAAGGTTGTTGGATCGAGCGTGGACCATACTTCTTTAGATTCGAATCTTCTACGTCTTGTACTTCTTTAATCAGTGTGTCGAAACTTGGTTCTAATACTTCGTTGATAAAGTCATCGTAAATAGTCGTCGCACCTAGGATACTGGCTGATGGTGACATCAAAACTGTATCGTTGCCATCGACGATCGGCTTAAAAGAATTAAGGATCTGAGAAACCACACCTTCTTTAAGTGACCATTGTTCTGCTAATTTCTTAATAAATGGGTACTGAGATGCTAACTGTTCTTTTCTTCTTTCAGATTGACGATTTCTTTTACGTTGTCTCTTTAATGTTGCACTTGATACTTCGTTATCATCGGAATGAATACTAAATGTACCGTGTGAATTTAAATGAGATTTAAAACGAGTCAATTCATTTTGTAATGTATAATATTTTAACATACTATTTATCCTTTGTTTATTGGTTGTTTTCAGTTTTATCTTCTTCTACTGAGCGTTCAAATATGATTAAATCCCAAGCTAAATAGGTAATACCTTTAGCTACTTGATATACTATCATGCCTCTACCGTTAAATCTGATACCTGTAAGATACATACCACCAGACAAAGCTAGATCAAAAGCGATCTGTCCTACACCTTTCGCAATTTTGTATTTTGAAACTTGTTGCTTCTTCATTATTGTTACCTCGTGTAAGTAAGTAAGTTAAGTGTTTCTTCTGTTTTCCTAAATCAAATACTAGAAACTAAAATAAACTTGATTTGAATCCATTTAAAATTTATAATTTTATGGGGGAGG